GCCTTGTCCGCCTGAGATCTTGTCATCAGGATCAAACATGTCTTGTGATGCATAAGTGTGGTTAGTTGCTACTAGTCCTACTGGGTGTGGTGCTAGTTGGTTAACTGTGTTTCTTACCAATGCTGTGAGTGCTTTAGGCTTACGACCCAAGTCACCTTTTAGATCACCTTTATTAAACTGATCTACATCAGTTGGTGATAACAACATACCTAAACTGTCAATAACAAACAGCATTTTAGGTTGTTCTTCATATGGTAAATCACCGTAGTTAGATTTGTAATCACTGATAAATGTGCTAAGAGTTTTAGCAACATCATCGATCATACTGACACTGATACGCAATAACTTCTCAGGATTTGTATCAACGTCAAGTGCTTGAAGCCACTCTTCGTCCAATGCATTTTCACTGTCAAATATAACTACTTGACAACCTGATTGTTGTGCATGTCTAACTAAATTACCAGAACAGATAAAACTTTTACCTGAGCCTGATTCACCAGCAAATACACTAACTTTGCCTAGTGGAATACCTTTTTCAAAGTCTCCACTGATCAAATAGTTCAGTGTTTTATTACCAGTGCTGATCCAGTCTTTTGGATCATGGAAGCCAGCACTAATACCAGTGATACTTTTAGTCAGACCAGTTCTGAATTTGTTTAAGTCAAATGGTTTTTGCATGATATCTCCTTATGATCTGTTTCGGATCATGTTTAGGATATCATCCGCACTTGGCTTACTTCCTTCTGTTGCTGGCTGAGGAGTTGCTGTTTCCTGAGGTGCTGGTGCAGTTGAAGATGGCGCAACTGCTTCATCCAGAGGGGCCTCTGATTGAGTCTCCACATTGGTTGTTTGTGCTTGAACTGAAGGAGTTGTTGCTTGTACACTCACTGAAGAACTAGGAACATCTACACCATAAGGTTTGTAGAAGTTGCCCCATTTTTCAAGATCATACAATTCTCCGTCAACACTTGCTTGGAACATTTCGCTGATTGCTTGGAGTTCATCTTGTCCAGGTCTTTTTGGTAAAAAGTCTGTCAAAGTGTAAAGTCCAAATTTGTCAATTGCTTCAAGTTCGGTGTTGTCCAATGCTCGTTCTTTACGAGCCCACTTTGAAGTTGAATAATCAGCATACTGTCCTTTGGTTGTTTTAGTAACCCTAAAATCAGTACCATTTACATAATCAGTAGGAATGTTTTCCATATCTGGATCCATCAATGCTGATTTAATAATGTTAAAGATTTGAGGTGAAATCACAAAACGTCTGATTGGATTTTCAGGTGCTGTTTCACTTAATGGATTTTCAGTTACAAAACCTTGGAAAATATAACTTCTTTTCTTCCAGTACTTTCTTCCCATATCTTCTAGTGAAGGGTCTTTAAACCAAGGACGGACCTCAGTTAGTACTGGACAAGTGTCGCCATACATTTCTGCACAAGGTACTTGTACTGTTACCGGTTTCATTTCACCACCTTTTACACCAGGGAAAGTCAAACGAATCATTTGTCTTTCTACCCAGAAAAAAGTGTTGTTTGGATCTGCGTCAGGCAAGAATCTCAGTGTTGCTGAGGTGCCTTCTTCAATATTCCAGTGGGGGTAAATGGCGTTGTCGCCGGTGGATTGTGTTGAACTTGCTGATGGTTTGTTTTCCATTGATGCAAGTTTTGCTCTAATTTCTGCCAAAGATGCCATAATGTTTTCTCCTTATATGTGCCATGTTTGTAGTAATGTTTCACTACTATGTGCCTATTTTACTTTCTTTGTGCCATGTTGTCAACCTTTTTATACTACTGTTGACAAGTAGTTAAAAGTTATTTATCTTCTGGGATAAAACTTTCTATAAACTTTTGATAATATTCTTCTTCTACAAAATGCTCTGCGTATACTGCTCTTTTGTTTCCTGCAGATAAAAGACTTGCTTTAACTGCTCTGTATTCAAATGGATTCAGTGTTCCGCCTGCATTTAATTTACTGCCAATACTGTCTAAATAATTTGCTAATGTGCTATCTTTTACTGCTGAACTAAGTTGTGATACTTGAAATCCTAGTTTAGCATTTGGTGTATCAAATTCTAATGTATCACTTTCGGAAATTAAAGATTTGGCTCCTTTAAATTCTTCTGCTTCAATTGTTTTCATTATGAAGTTTTCAAAAGTATTTTTTCTGTTTACTAAGAATTTGATTGTGTCTACAGCATTTGCAACTTTATCATCAAAATGTGTTTCTGTGAAGTGGTCTTCTAAGTCTACTTCTTTGATGATTTCAATGTTCTGTTGATCTACAATACTTTCAACTGCTTTTGCATATGTTTTTACACCGCTTAATCTTTTAAATGTATTTTTGATTTCGCCAATGTTTTCCATTGCCAATGTTACATATTCTTGATTGCTTTCGTTTACTAGATCATTGGATCTAACATAACGTACAAACTCTTTTAATGTGCTGATATCTTTGCACATTTTAACAATGCTTTCGCCAATGCTGTCATGCATTTCACCACCATTGTATAGGTGTCTTGCCATTGCTCTTGCACCATTTAAATTCTTGCTTGGGAAAGCAAAACGCTCTTCACCACGTTGGATAAAAATTTTGCTGATATTTCTGCTTCTAGAACCTCTTACTTCTTCATTGACTGCTTTTGCATGCTTTACAATGATCTTAACATTGTCTAGAGGTTGATAACTTGTTTTTATAGATCCGGACATTGTGCCGAAACTTTCTGCAACTTCTATTTGTTTTTCAGGTAATCCTGATAATTTTCTTAAAACGTTTTGTTCCATCATATCTTTCTCTTTTGTTTTTGCAATACTAACTGCTTCACTGCTTGGTTTTAGAGTTTTTCCAAAAACTCTAAAATCTAATGCCATCAAATAATCTCTTGCAAGATTGTTTAATTGTTTTCTAAGTGTATCAGTTTCTTCAGTGTTCTCACTTACACTCAATTGAATTTCGTCAGTGGGTACATTTAATGTTATTAACAAATTAGGCGATTCTACAAAAAATCTAATTGCATCTGCTGGATCACCAACTTGCATGCCTTCTTTATCAAAACTATCAACAGTATAACCATAACCTTTTAAAAGGTTAAAAACTTTATCTGCAACTGTTTTTACACTGATAGCCATTTATTTATCTCCTACTTGTATTTATCTAAAGTAGTCCAATAGGCATCGGTTCATCGTACTCATCTCTATAGTCATCTTCGATTTCACCACTTTCTCCTAAACTGGTATTAACTACAGAAAATACATCATCTTCGAAGGTTGATATATAGTTGATCATTCGCATGTTTACTATCATAGACATAACCAAGTCGTCTGTTTCGCCTGGTTGTGCGGCAAAACTATTGCCTTTTGCCACAAAGTTTTTAAGTTCGCTGACAAATGCTTTACTGGTAATTTTAAGTTTGTCATTTTCTATATAACGTTTTAGTGCTATACATCCTTCAATTTTTGTTTTACTACTGGTGTGAAATCCTTTACGTCCTTTACGCCCTTGAACTTTTACTGGATCATGCAGGAATGTGCCTGGAAAATTTTCTTCTCCTGTATCTCTGATAACAACCAATGCCGCTTCTCCAATACTGTTATTTTCTACACTCCAATAAATTTCTCTTGCTTTGTAATTTTGAATTTCTTTAAGTATTTCCAACATGGTCTTAACCTGACCTTCTATTGGAGTCTTATTGTGGCACCATTCGGCTACCTGCATCATACTGGGTAATTCTACAACCTGTATAGCAGAATTATCTCCTCCAGTACCTGTACTAGGATCTAAACTTACCACATACATATTTTCTGCACTTGGTCTTTTGTACCATCGAACTTGGCCCATCTTGTATAATGGCTCTCTGCTTTTCATATTTGCTAAATGCAGTGCATCTATTAATGTTTCATTGTATATGATGAATTCACATTCGTGTTCACGTTTAAATCTTTCTTCGCCTATTCTACCTTTTTCTTCTTCTGCCCATTGTTCTGTGCGTTCTGGGTGTTGATTCCAAGTGGCTAAATATCCTTTAAATCCGTTTATACCCACATCTTGGCTATTACCGTATTCGTCAACAGTTTTAATTGCTTGATTCCAAATCATAGCAAACGTATCTTCGTCACTGTTTGGTGTGCTGGTTACAATACACTTACCACCTGTACTTAATGTAGGAGATAGTGAAGTCCAAAATTCTGCCGCAATCCTAGGAGGTACAAACGCAAACTCGTCTAAGTATACTAATGTAAGTGACATACCACGACCAGTGTTTTCTGTTGTTGTACTTGCTACAATTCTACTGCCGTTGTCAAACGTTAGACTGGTTTTGTTGTATTCTGAAACACCTGCTCTGATATAATCCGGAATACTTTCATATGCATATCTAATACGTTGCATAATTTCTTGTGATCCAGCCGCTTTGTGAGCCGCAACTAATATTGTGCTGTCTGGTTTAAACATAGCAAACCATAACAAATATCCTGCCGCCACAGTGGTTTTACCCATCTGTCTGCCCAGCATGTTAATACTGTATCTGTATTTGTTATAATTTTCTACCAGTTCTTCTTGATAATCAAAAGGTTCAAAATTAATACCGCCCTTGGTAGGGTGCTGTATTTTTACATACTTTTTCATAAAAAACATTGGACCAGTATTAGGATCGCAACAACGTTGAAATTCTTGCAACATTTCCGGTGTGTATTGAATTTTTGAAAAGGCTGGTTTGACCAGCTCAGTATTAACTGTTCCTTTTGGCATAATAGTATTTATTAAAGGATTTAGACGTCTTTGCTATTTTTTAAATAGTTTAGCAGTTTATCTCTGATAACATTTGTTAAAACTGTTTTATCAGTACTGTAAGAAACGTCTTGAGGTTCGTCGCAACCACACTCAGAATCACATTCGCATTCTTCTTTGCCACAATCTGGGCAAACTTCTGCTTTTGGTTGATCTTGTTGTGGTTCTTGGGGGTCGTCTTGTTTAGGAAGAGTAATACCAGCAAGTTTTAATACATCATGTAAATCTGCCATACTGTCAGCATTAGCAGTTACAGTTACACTACCTTTATTTGTTTTTTTGGTTTTTGTATAACTGGCAGTTTCAGATTCTTGATTTTCCACTGCACCTGGCATAACTTCAGGACCAGCAAAATAACTTTCCATTAATGCTATGTATTCTCTCATTTCTTTCATATTATCTTCTTGAACTTTGGCTTATAACATCAACTTCTTTTGGTTCAGGTGATTTTCCGCCACCTGCTGTACCAGTAATTGTGTCATACATTGCTTTGAGATTGTCGCCCATTAGTTCATCTTTGGTTGGATAATTTTTAAAATAATCAGCACCTTTTTCTGCTTTGATTTTTTGTAGTTCGTCTAAGAATTTTTTGTTATATTCTTCACCAAATAATGCTTCTGAAAAATCAACTTCTTCATTTTGCATTTCGTAGTGTGCTTGTTCTTCAGCATTGAGAACTGCGTCTTCTTGGCTGACTAATCTGTCTGCATCTTTGGCTAATCTTTCTTCAGCCATTTCACTTTCTAATTTTCTTGGATCTTTAACACTATAACAGATCACTCTTTCGTGATCTAAACCTAAATTAACTGCAACAAATACTTCAAGAATTCTTTCATTA